ACTTCCATACTTTAATCCTGACTTTAATTTAAGTATAACTGCTATTCCAGAACTTGATATACAAAATGATTTACCTATAGTGTTAGATGATATAAGTTATGATGATCAATATGAAGGAGAGTTTACTCAGAGAAGAGCCATAGTATGGACATTAAGTTTTACTGTTAAATTAAACTTCTATGGACCAATAACTAAGCAAGGTCTTATTCAATTTGCTAGAGTTAACTTCTTTAATGATGAAGCATTACAAGAAGGAATACAAAAATATACTGTATCAGCTAATGCTAATCAAGTATCAGGAAACGTAACTTCGTTTATAGAAACATTTGAGGACTTCTGATGGATAAGTTAGATAAAATTTTTAACATGGAACCTTTTGAGCTTAAAAAGCTAACAAGAGAAGATAAACCTTTAGAAAAAATAAAAGAAACAAGTGATGATAAAAAAGAAAGTGATTTTGATTTAACAAGAGATACTATAAGAGATCTTATTAATACTAATAATGATGCTATAAAAGAGATGGTATCTATTGCTAAATCATCTGAAAAAGGTAGAGATTTTGAAGTAGCTGGTCAGTTAATAAAAACACAAAGTGAAGTTGCAAAAGATTTATTAGATATACATAAACAAATAAAGGATATTGAAGATGATAAGACTACTATTAAAACTCAAAATAATATCTTATTTACTGGATCGACTTCAGAACTTATCAAGCAAATCGAAGAAAAAAGAAAAGAAACAATAGATGTCAAGCCAAAAGAATAATTCTTATAATGGTAACAGTAATCTTAAGCAGATTGGCTGGGAACATCAATACACCAAAGAACAAGTTGAAGAAATAATAAAATGTACTGGTGATCCAATTTACTTCATAGAGACTTATTGTAAAATAGTATCTCTTGATGCTGGTCTTGTTCCATTTAAGTTGTATGATTGTCAAAGAGAAAAAGTTGATACTATTATGAACAACAGAAAAGTTATCATAATGGAAGGTCGACAGCAAGGTAAGACAATTACATCAGCAGCTTGTATTCTTCATTATACTTTATTTCAAACTAACAAGACAGTAGCTATCTTAGCAAACAAATCTGCATCAGCTAGAGAAGTACTTTACAGATATCAAATAATGTATGAGAATCTACCTCTGTGGATGCAACAAGGAGTAAAGACTTGGAACAAAGGTGATGTTGAATTAGAAAATGGAAGTAAGATATTTACATCAGCAACTTCTATATCAGGTATTCGAGGTAAATCTGTTAATTGGTTATATATTGATGAAGCAGCTATAGTTCCTAATAATGTTGCAGAAGATTTCTTCACTTCAACTTACCCAACTATTATGGCTGGTGAAACTACTAAAGTTTTACTTACATCTACACCATTAGGTTATAATCACTTTTGGAAGTTTTGGAATGATTCAAAAGAAGACAGAAATGGATTTGTTAATTTAGAAATACCTTATTGGAAGATTCCAGGAAGAGATGAAGCGTGGGCTGAAGAACAAAAGAAAGTACTTGGTGAATTAAAGTTTAATCAAGAGGTACTTTGTACTTTCTTAGGATCAAGTAATACGTTGATAAGTGCTGATAAAATAGCTAAGTTATCTTCAACATCATTTGTTTACAGTAAAGATAATTTAGATGTATTAGAAGAACCTATAAGAGATCATTTTTATTTTATAGCAGTTGATACTTCAAGAGGTGTTGGAGGTGATTATTCTGCATTTACTGTTATAGATACAACTTCTTATCCATTTAAGTTAGTTGCAAAATACAAAGATAATAAAATATCACCATTATTATATCCTAACATTATTACTAAAGTAGCTAAAGATTATAACAATGCCCAAATCTTAGTAGAGATAAATGATATTGGTCAGCAAGTAGCTGATATAATTCATAACGAACTTGAATATGAAAATATGATGTGGGTTGGTCATGATACAAGATATGGTCAATACTTATCAAGTAGTGGAAGAAATGCAAAATTAGGAGTAACAACTAGCAAACAAATAAAACGAATTGGTTGTTCAACCTTAAAAACATTAATAGAAGATGATAAATTGTTAATTTTTGATGTTGATATAATATCTGAATTTTCAACTTTTGTAGAACAAAGAGGATCTTTTCAAGCAGATGAAGGTTATCATGATGATTTAACTATGACTTTAGTTTTATTTTCATGGGCATCAAATGATCCATTATTTAAAGATTTAATGAATGCTAATAATAGGCAGGCATTATATGAACAAAAAATGGTACAAATTGAAGAAGAATTAACTCCTTTTGGATTTATTGATGATAAACAAGAACCTGAGTTTGAAGTTAGAGATGGAGATTTTTGGTTAAAAGATGATTACCAAAAAGACTTACAACAGTACTTAAAAGAAAAGATATTATAAATAAAAGAAGACAAAATACTTTGTTATGATTGCATAACATTATACGAAGGAGAATAACATGGCTTTCCAACTCTCACCAGGAGTTTTGGTAACAGAAAAAGATTTAACTCTTATCGTACCTGCTATATCAACTACAGCAGGTGGATTTGTAGGAGCATTTCAATGGGGTCCAGTTGACGAGGTAACTTTAATTGATTCAGA